AACCATTAATGGAAATAGCACACTTGGTAATGCATCGGGTGATGTTACAACAATTAATGGAACCGCTGTTACAATTCCAAATGGCTTGAATTTTAATTCAAACACTTTGGTTTTAGATCAGACTAATAAAAGAATAGGTATCAATAAAGCCACCCCAGTGGATGCTCTCCATGTAAGTGGTGCTTTTAAGGCTGAACAAGATGGTATGTATGCTTTTATGAGTGGGTCTCAATTTCAAATATCTGCATCTTCAACATTTGCCGGTGGCGGGAAGTCTCTTTTAGAAATTAGATCTCCAACGCATGCAAATCTGTTTGCTGTAGTGGAGGGTGGTATGATATCTTCTAATATTGTCCCTGCTGCTTTTAATGCAAATCTTTATATAAGCGGTGCCGCCGTTCTCGGCGCACCAGCAACGCCAATTCACAACGATAACCTTCATAGCGGATCTGTTACTTTTTACCTTGATGAGGGTAACAATAAACTTTTCTTTAGAATAAAAGATTCTATCGGACAAGTCAAATCAGGCTCAGTTGGTCTTACTTAATCTATATCGGACTTTTCTCGTTTAAAACACTATTTACTCTTGTTAATAGTATCTTAGGAGTTAAATTTAATGTCTTCAATGTTAGAACAAGCAATTGTGGATGCCGCCGCCCTTCGCGAAGCAGCCCTCAAAAACGCAGAACAATCAGTTATTGAGAAGTATGCACCAGAAATCAAAGCAGCGGTTGATTCCCTGCTGGAAAGTGATAATGTGATAACGGAACAAGAAATGGGAATGGAAGCAGCACCCGCTGCTGCTATTGAAGCACCTTTCGCCGTTGCAGATCAAAGTCCAAATCAAGAAGTTGACTTGGGTGTTGAGTTCACTTTCGACGCAGACATGTTTCTTGACTTAGGCGATCTCAAGCAAGCAGCAGCGACAGAAGAAGAGCCGCAGGCAGTTGAAGCAGAACAAGAAAGTACAGAAGAATTAATGACCGACTTAGGATTGGACGCAGAAGAAGGCGAAGAACAACCTGCTGCTGACGAAGAAGAATTAGCACTTCAAGAAATTCTTGATATGCTTTCTAAAGATACAGAAGAAGAAGTTTTAGAAGAAGAGTTGGTTGTTGATATGGGCCAAGTAAAAGATGGAACCTTTCAAACAAATGCTGGCCAATTGGCCTATGAGCAAGAAATGGAATTGGCCAAGACAGAATCAACTGAATATAAAGAAGAGAACGAGGTACTTGAAAAGAAATTGAAAGACATGAAAGAGTCCATCGAATCTTACAAGACAAAAAATAAAGAATTATATTCTGCAATAAAGCAGATTAATAACAAGTTAGAAGAATCAATGCTATCAAATGCAAAATTGATTTATTCTAACAGAATATTAGGCGATGCCTCCTTGAATGAGCGACAAAAAGATAAAATTGTTGAAGCCATCGCTAACGCAAAAACAAAAGATGAAGCAAAGGCTCTTTGTGAGACTCTTAAAGCTACAGTGGGAACCACCAAAAATGATGGTCCAAAATCACTTAGCGAGTCAGTCAACAGAAAGTCTAATTTGTCCAATATTTTGCAAAGAACAAAAAGAAGTGTTAACGAGAATAAAGATCATTCTTTCACTGATAGAATGAAAGCACTCGCTGGCATTTCTTAGACATATTTTAAGGAGGTTATCTAATGTCTATTTTGAATACACTTACAGAAGGCATAGTAAACCGTGACATGGCCAAAGAAGGCGAAGCTCTTCTCAACAAATGGTCACAAACAGGTTTACTTGAAGGTCTTCAAACTGAGAGACAAAAGCACGGAATGGCTCGTCTTTTAGAAAACCAAGCAAAGGAACTTCTTCGTGAAAGTTCTTCTATGGCTGCTGGCGACGTTGAAGGTTTCGCTGCTGTCGCTTTCCCAATCGTCCGTCGTGTTTTCGCTGGATTGATTGCTAACGACTTGGTATCAGTTCAACCAATGAGCTTACCATCAGGTCTTATTTTCTTCCTAGATTTCACATTTAGTCCGAATCTTGGAGCAGATACTATTACTGCTAGACTTGGTAACGCTGTAAATAAATCAATTTACGGTACAGATCAAGTTGGTAAAGACATCATTTCTGGTGTTGATCTTTTACCAGGTAACAAAGCTGATTTTGGCGGCCCTGGTCGTGAAGGTCGTGTTGGTTATGCTTATGGCTCACCAACTGGATCAAATGCTGCTGCAACACACATTTCATTTATAAAATGTCACCGAGCATTCAACTTAAATGGTAGTGTCACAGAAGCAAACAAAAAACTTATCCAGTATGACCCAGACCTTTTGTCTTTGACAGATGGAACTGGTATTTGTATTGTTGATATTTTGGAATCCGCACACACATCATCTAATGGCGCAATGACACCTGATTTTGATAACATGAGTGCATTTGTAATTGGCGATGCTGCACTTGGTAATGCTGTTGAGACTCAAGCCAATGGTGATATTACTGTTGTAAGACGTCTTACTTCTCGCGTTGCTGCTGCTAATACTAACCTTTCAGCTTCTGCAATTCGTTATGTAGCAGTTGAGGCTCTCGGAGTCAGTTCCGTTGTCGCTACCGCTGCTGCCGCTGCTTCTGCTGACTTGGCCGCTGGTGCTTTGGAATTCCCAGTTATTGACTTGCTCAATGCTGGTGCTGCTTTAGGTTCAGTTAACACAGATGCTAATGCTTATGGATTGGAAGGCGAAGCCCGAATTCCTGAGATTGACATCAAAGTTGACAGTACAGCTATTACAGCGCAAACCAAGAAATTGAAAGCCAAGTGGACTCCAGAATTGGGTCAAGACTTGAATGCTTATCACAACTTGGATGCTGAAGTTGAATTGACTTCTATCCTTTCAGAGCAAATTGCTTTGGAAATTGACCGCGAGATCCTTGCTGACCTCGTTAACGGTGCAACTGCTGGTACTTATTACTGGTCACGTTCTCCTGGTCTTTTTGTTGACCGTACTACTGGTCTTGAATTGGGTGCAACTTCTGCTGCTCCTGACTTCACAGGTACTGTTAGTGAATGGTACGAGACTTTGATTGAAACTATCAATGATGTTTCTGCTCAAATTCACCGTAAGACACTTCGTGGCGGCGCAAACTTTGTTGTTTGTTCACCAGAAGTTGCTAATGTACTTGAGTTCACCGCTGGTTTCCGTGCCAATGTTACTGCTGATGCAGACAAAGGCGAAATCGGAGCACAAAAAGTTGGTTCTTTGAGTCGCAAGTTTGATGTTATCGTGGATCCTTATTTCCCTCGTAATGTTGTTCTTGTTGGTCGTAAGGGTAGCTCTTTCCTTGAAAGTGGCTATGTATATGCTCCTTATGTACCTCTCCAAGTTACACCAACTATCTTCGGTGTTGAGGACTTTGTACCTCGCAAGGGCGTAATGACTCGTTATGCCAAGAAGATGGTTCGTCCTGACATGTACGGTCTTGTTATCGTTCGTGGATTGAATGGTGAGTCTGGTTCCTAGAAATTAACTTAGGATAAATAAATGCCCTCGATGATTTATTTCATCGGGGGTTTTTCTTTTTGAACATACTATTTACTATTGATCGCATAGAGCGAATATATATTTTTAGGAGATATTAACTATGTCAAAGAGCGCAAGAAGTGCAAGAGTCGCAAGTCGTCAAAGAATGGAAACGATTTCTGCGAGCAAAACAATTGAAACTGCTGAAACCGGTGAGACCTATTTGATTAGTGCTTTATGCACCATCACCCTTCCAGCGGTACAAGACGGAGCGTATTTTAAATTTATTATTAAAGATGATTTGGCTGGTCTTAACTCCGCTAATCTTGTAATTAAAACAGGAACCACTGCAACAGAAAAAATGGCTGGCTATGGTGTAAGAACCCTTCTAAACGGAAACTACAGTAGTCATGTTCCGTGCCCAACCGCTGGTGCTGCAAAGCTTGGTGAGAATCACCACACATTAACTTTTGCTGATGGAGCTGGCGATACACACTTGCTTATGGCTGGTAGCTCAATTGAGTGTGTTTGTGATGGGACTGGCTGGTATGTAAGATATGATTTCTTGACAAACCACACAAGCAACATTACTGCTGTATTCTCTGGATCATAGGAAATATTTCCACTTATTAAGACTAAGCTCACTTCGGTGGGCTTTTTCTATTTGAGACTAATTATTTTATATTTAAGGAGAATATTATGGGTAGAAGATCCAAAAGAAAAAAGTTAATTATTAGAAAATTAAATGCTGGACAAGAAGTCCCAGATCAAGACCTTATTAGAAATGGCCTTGGTAGAATCGTAGAAGAAAACTCCGTAAGAATTCAAAAATTGAAAGAAGCACAAGAAGCCGAAGCCAAAGCAGCTAAACTCAAAGCCGAAGCTGAAGCTGCTGAACTCAGAGCCAAAGAAGAAGCAAAGAAAGAAGCCGAAGCAAAAGCAAAAAAAGCAACCCCAGTTAAAAAAAGCTTTCGCAAAAAAGCAACAAAGACAACTACAAAGAAGAGATAGAAGCTTTCCCATTCTGGAAACTATTTAATCTTGATTGGGGGATTTATGTATGTCAATACCAACTTTAACACCAGCTTCTACTAAGAGTGCTATAGTGCTACCAGAGACCGGTAGTACAGCAAATGTTGTTGCTGGGCTTCCGCTTGGAGTTTATTCTGGCTCGGTTCACTTTGTAACCGGTGCAGCTAAACAAGTTAACTTTACTTATAAAAAATTAGGTGGCGATGTTCTGGACATTGAACTGACCGAACAGAACGTTTATGCCAATTATGAGGAAGCAGTATTAGAATATTCTTATTTAGTAAACATACATCAATCAAAAAACACTCTAGGATCAATGCTAGGGGCGCAAACAGCAAGTTTCGACCACAAAGGGGAGGTAACTACTGGCCCTGAAGATGTAGCTCTTAAATACCCAAAATATTCCTTTGAAGCGGCATTTCGTATTGCCGATGCATATTCAACAGAAGCAGTTGTAGGAGGAAGACAGACAATATATTCTGCTTCTTTTGCAACAGTATCTGACGAGCAAGATTATGACTTACAAACCATTGTATCTGAATCAGCGGCAACAGACACAGGTGCTCCTTACTATAATAAAGTTGATGGCCGAAGAGTCAAGATTCATCAAGTTTATTATATAACTCCTCGACAGATGTGGAGATTTTATGGATATTATGGTGGCCTAAATGTCGTTGGAAATATGAACACTTACGGACAATATTCAGATGATTCTTCTTTTCAAGTAATCCCAGTATGGCAAAATAAAATACAAGCCATTCAATATGAGGATCATTTGTATACTAGAACTTCTCACTATTCATATGAAATTATTAATAACAAATTAAGGTTATATCCTATACCAGATAGTGTCTCCCCTCAGAGTTTTTGGTTTAGGTTTTCAATTGAAAAAGAAAAAGAACCATGG